CTTAAGCGGGGGAGCCCCTTTTTATTTGAGTTTGACATCATGTGCCTATGAGGTATGATGACATCATGAAAGCTACAGAGAAGACTCATACGGACCGTAAGTTCAATGTGATTTGCTTCGACTGGGATGGAACCGCCGTTGCAGATCGCGGAGACGACGCTACCGAGGTTCGCTCTCGCGTTGAAGCTCTCATTGACGCCGGCGTCACGGTTGTTGTCGTAAGCGGAACCGGAATCAAGAACATTGGACCGTACCTGGACGTGCACCCAAGCGTCGACGGCAAGATGTTTATGTACCTAAGCCGTGGAAGCGAGACCTACCAGATCGATACAACTGGTACCAAGTGCACGTACCGTCACATGGCTACCGCTACTGAGAACGTGCAGCTCACTGGTGCCATTGAAGATCTGGCGACCTGCCTTGAGATGAGCGGACTTGACGTTAGCATAGAGTATGAACGCCTCAATAGGCGCAAGCTCGACATGATCCCTGAGTGGATCTACCCGCGCACCGCAATGGAGACGTTGCAGCGTCGCGTCGAGGCTCGACTAGCTCAGGCCGGTCTGAGCGGAGTAGGAGACGCCATTACACTTGCTCGCCAGCTTAGCATCGCCAGGGGACTAGCAGATCCCAGGATCACCAGCGACATGAAGAACATCGAGATTGGCCTAACTGACAAGAGTCACTCCATGATGGCTATCCTCAAGGACCTTGTTGTCGCTAAGGGATACAAGCCCAGTGACCTGCTAATGCTTGGAGACGAGTTCGGTCCAGTAGGCTCAAGTGACGGAAGTGACTACCTGACCATCATCCCTGAGTTGAGCGACTCCACTTTCATCAGTGTCGGTCCTGAGCCAAACGGAGTTCCAGATAATGTCTTGCATTTGGGCGGCGGACCTGATACATTCCTAACTGTACTCGACAACCAACTCCTTCTGAGGAAGTGACGACATGGCAACTACCACCTGGAAGATCGAAGTAGACGGAACGTCTGCTGAGACCGAGAGCTCCAATGAGTCACTCCTTACGATTGGCAACGGTCGCACCGGAACGCGTGGAAGCCTCGAAGAAGGCTACAGCTTCTCTACTCCTGCTACTTATCTCGCTGGCGTGTTCAAGGACGATGGCGAGAACAGGGTCCCGGTTATTGCTAAGGACTGGACCCGCATGAACCTGCTCCTCAATGGCACTGTGATTACTCTTGACTCTGGCACCACCATTGGCAACTGGCGCGAGCTCAACATTCGCACTGCTACGCTTCGTCGCCGCTGGGTGCAGGAAGTCAATGGCAGGCTCATTAAGGTTACGTTCGAGCGCTTCGCCTCTCTTGCTAACCGCAACGTCATGGCCATCCGCGCGACTGCTACTTCTGATCACCCCGAGGACGAGCTTACCTGGGTTGCTCCTCATATCGCTTACAGTGAGAAGAGCGATGGTGGAGGACGCCACTCGATGGTTGCCAAGGACGATAACTCTGGCGCCACGATCACGCGCATCGTTGGTGTGTGCACGGACCAGAGCTCCATCCCCAGCATTGAAGCTGCTAACCGGATCGCTCGTAGTGCTGCTGAGCTCGGATACGACGCTCTCCTCTACGATCACGTCTGCGCATGGGACGTTGAGTGGGCCCGCTGCCACACGGTCGTGAAGCCTGCACTGCAGAAGAGCGTCAACATTGCCACTTACCACCTGATCATCTCTGCTGATCCGGAGAGGGAGACTGTCTCCATCGGGGCGCGCGGACTCAGTGGTTCCAACTACATGCAGCACGTTTTCTGGGACACCGAAGTGTTCGCACTCCCGTTCTTCATTAAGAGCCATCCTAAGGCTGCTAGGGCCATGTTGGCCTACCGGTACCATAACCTCGCCGGAGCGCGGGAGAAGGCCCTTAAAAGCGGTTACCTGGGCGCTCTGTATCCATGGGAGTCCGCTGACACTGGAAAGGAAGTCACTCCTGAGTTCTCGACAGACGAAGACGGTAACGTGATTCCGATCCTCTCTGGATTGATCGAACATCACATTTCCGCGGACGTATCTTGGTCGGTGTGGCGGTACTACGAAGCTACAAAAGACCACAAATTCCTTGAAGATATGGGTGCCGAAATCATCCTCGAGACAGCAAGGTTCTGGATCTCCAGGGTTACGCTTCGCGACAACGAGTACCATATCGACAACGTGGTTGGTCCAGACGAGTATCACGAGGAAGTCAACGACAACGCTTTCACGAACTTCATGGCTAAGTGGAACATCGAGAGAGCTATCGAAGTTGCCTCCATGCTCGAGATGAACGTTGAGAAGACCGAGATCGACCATATGAAGGAGATCGCTGAGTGCATGTACACCGGCCAGGACAGCGAGACTGGGATCTACGAGCAGCACGCAGGGTTCTTTGGGCTTGACGATGTTGATATGTCTAAGCTTGGTACTCTTCCGGTTGCCGCCGACATGGTTCTCGGAAGGGACGTTACGCTCAACGCAAAGATCGTGAAGCAGGCTGACGTTATCCTTCTCATGCACATGTTCCCGGAAGAGTTCACCAAGGAAGAGATTGCTGCCAACTACGACTACTACGAGCCCATCACGTGCCACGGTAGCTCGCTTAGCCCTGCGATCCACTCAGCGGTTGCTAGTAAGCTTGGTCGTACGCAGGAAGCTCGTAAGTACATCGACATGGCTATCAAGATCGACATCGCAAACAGCATGGGTAACGCTGGTGGCGGAATGCACACGGCTACTATTGGAGGAATTTGGCAGGCCGCTCAGTTGATCGGTTGACATAAGAAGGCGCAGGGTATACGGTAAAGCAAATAAACGCAGGAGGAATAATGGTAACGGTGCAGGATCTTCAGAAGGCGTTCAGGGCTAGTCACAAGACCTGTGTTGGTGGTAAGGAGTTTTCCGGAGGGAAGTTCACTGACGGCTCTGGTGTTGAGCAGCTGATTCCTTATCCAGCTAGTTCGGACGACGCTAGGAAGGCTTGCGATTGGATCAACTCAGGAGGAATTCTTACTCCTACGTACAAGTCATCGCGCTGATATCAGATCATTAGATCGACCACTTGACGCTCACGGCATAACGCATGCTGTGGGCGTCATTTTATATTTATATCCTTGGTATAAGGTTGCCCCGCATTATTCAGGCAACTTGTGGTATAGTAACCTTTGTATGTCACACCGCTGCAGAGGGGACTTACCATTCTTACTTTCACATCTTCCGCGTACCATGTCTGATCTAGCCAGAGCGTTCAACGCGCTCAAGGGCAAGCAGAGCAAGTACGCTACCCTAAACGATTATTATAACGGCAACGCACCCCTGGTTTACGCCTCGGAGGAATTCCGCGCGCAGTTTACCAGGCTAACCGCACGCTTCAGTGAGAACTGGGCAGCCGTAGTAATTGACAGTCTGCTTGACCGCCTGAGCCTTCAGGGATTCAAGCTGGACGATACAAGTGCGTCCGATTCAATCGAGAATCTTTGGGACGAGCTTGACCTATCGCTAGACTCCGACGAGATCTGTCGCGACGTATCCATCACGGGAGAGGCTTTCCTGATGATTGAGCGTAAGGAAGACGGATCAGTCAACGCCTTCGCTAACCCACCTCACCTTTGTCACGCATTCTATTGCGAGGACGACCCGCGTGAGATGGCATTCGCCGCAAAGTGGTTCGACCGCGGAGGAGAGGCCCACCTTACTCTCTATTACACTGACGTGCTAGTACATTACGTAGCTAAGAAGCAGCGCTCAGAGGTAGACAACGTCAATGCGTTCACACTAGATCCTGAGTTTGAGCAGGGCATTGAGGTTAACGAGTTCTCTCGTATTCCTTTGTTCCACTTCCAGCGCGATCGCACATCTCTGTTTGGAGAGCTTCAGAACGTCATTCCGCTTCAGAACGCACTCAATAAGCTCTTCGCTGACATGATGGTCAGTGCTGAGTTTGGTGCTGCTCCTCAGCGGTATGCGATCATCGACTCAATGTCTGCCGACCAGGCTGACCTTAAGAACGGACCAAACAAGATTTGGAAGTTCGCGTATGACGCAGAGGGATCTGGTCGTCCGCAGGTTGGCCAGTTCGAGGCAACACAGCTAAACAACTTCCTGGTCGCTATCGACCATATTGCCACTAAGATCGCAGTGATCACTCGTACTCCGAAGCACTTCCTGTTGCAGCAGGGAGACGTCAGTGGAGAGGCACTCATCGCTATGGAAGCCCCACTGAACCGAAAGGCGAAGAAGTACACGTCTCGACTTGGAGTAACATGGCGTCAGTGCGCGAAGTTCATCCTTGAGCTTCAGGGGTTCTCTGTAGAGGCGAACGACATTGAGCCTATTTGGGAAGATGTACGCACGATTCAGCCCCTCACTGAGTCTGTCATTCGCGTTAATAACTCTAAGGCTGGTATCCCGATCGATACTCAGCTAGAGCGCGAAGGCTGGACAGACGACGAGATTGAAGAGATGCACAGCGTAGAAGACGCAAATACTTCAAGAATGACAGATGCTGCATCAGTTGCTCGCGACGCAGCTCTTGCTAGATTCAACGCAGGACAGGTTCCTGGTGTCCCTAACGCTACTCCTCAGGAGGGCATGGAGACAGAAGAATGAGCCCAGTAACTGAGTCCGACGTTGTAAGAATGGTCATGGGGTTCAGGTCTGCGGTTGTTGCAAAAGAGTCCGCTCAGATGGCAGAGCTCGCAGATAGATACCTACAGCTTGAGCTATCACTAGAAGACACTATTGCCGCCCTGTCTGAGCAGATCTCGTCACTTGAACACACCGGACAGTCAACTTACTGGAAGATTCAGCAGCTCTCTTCGTATCAGCGATATCAGCTGAGACTAGACACAGCACTAGCAGAATATAACGTATGGGCAGCTGAAAACATTCAGGCGACTCAGGTGTCGATGGCTGCACTCGGAGCCGAGCACGCAGCAGCAATACTAGAAGCGGCCAAGACGGGATCATCGTCAGCGTTATCTGCAGCAGAGTACGAGCGTATCGTATCAATGGCTGGGTTTGCTAGAGATGGATCACCACTGGCTGAGCTACTGTCGAAGTCAGGCGATCTGATTAAAAACAGCGTTACAGACAAACTTATGCGAGCTGTAGCAACAACCCAGAACCCAAGACTTACTGCGAGAGAGATACAGCGGTCTACAAGCATGGCGCTCAATAGAGCAATGTCCATCGCACAGACCGAACAAATGAGAGTCTACAGGACATCCACTGTTGCCGGTTATAAGGCTGGTGGAGTCCAGCAATACAAGAGGATCGCACAATCAGATGCATGTCTTGGATGTCTGGTTGCAGACGGAGAGATTATTGATTCATCTGAAGTAATGGACGACCACGTCAACGGACACTGCGCAACTATTCCAATAGTTATCGATGCAGTTAACCCGGAGATGGAATCGGCTCAGTCTAGGTTCGACGCAAGATCAGAAGACTACAAGGTCGGTCTAATGGGACAAACGAGATATGACCTTTATAACAGCGGTCAGGTTAGCTGGCAGGACCTTGGCACTACACGGGCAGATCCCGTGTGGGGATCAAGTCCGGCACCAACACCTGTAAGTCAATTGCCGATAGCTAGGATGGCTACGGCACAATAAAGGGGTTCGCTGAGATGGCAGACACCAACGAAGTACAGACAGAAGAGATTACAACCACAGAGGCGAATGAAGCCGTCAGCGCGACGCAGCCGGCAGACCTTGACGCTTACCTAGGGAGCCTCGATGAGGACACCCGCACGATGGTAGAGGGTCTTCGCACACAGTGGCATGAAGGCCAGGTTACCGGCCTGAAGAGTGCACTCGACAAGGAGCGCACTGCAGCCGGAGAGGCAACTAAGGCTCTTCGTGAGTTGGCTAAGACAGCAGACACCGAAACAGCGGCTAAGCTAGAAGCTCTAGCCACAGAGAAGGATGCTCAGCTGGATGACGCCCGTAAGGAAAACACGTTTTACCGTGAAGCGGCAGTAGCCGGTGTCTCGGCCGAGAAGCTTGCTCGTGCCTGGCTCCTGTGTAAGAACGCCGATTATTTCGATAAGAAGGGAAACCCCGATATTGCAGCTATGAAGTCAGACGTTCCTGAGCTGTTTGCCGTTCCTCAGGTAATCAAGACGCAGACGAACGCCGGGGCAGGAACCCGTCAGGAAGCTGCAGTAGTAGAAGTAGACCCGCTGCGCGCGGCGATTGATGCCAAGCGCGGAATCGTTAAGTAATAAAACAATCACAAGGAGAGACCCATAATGGGCTTCAGCGATATCATCACTGCAACTGGCACGGATCCCCTTATTCCGACAGAGCAGTCCACAGAGATTATCAAGAGCACGCGTGAGGCAAGCCTCGCCCTTACTCTTGGTCGTCGTCTACCCAACCTGGCACGCGGATCGCGTACGCTAAAGGTTGAGGACACAATGGCGTCGGTCTACATGGTCGACGGTCCCAGCGGCACAACCGCTCCTGGTCTCAAGCAGACAACTGATACATCGTGGCGCGACGTCGTGCTGACAGCTGAGGAGCTTGCAGTCGTAGTCGTAATTGGTCAGAATCAGCTCGACGATGCTATGGTTCCGATTTGGCCTGAGGTCAAGGAGCAGATTGCAGCGAAGATGGCTAAGGCTATCGACGAGGCAGTAACTGTAGGTACAGTCGGCGGCGTAGCGGTATGGTCTTCGTGGCCTACCGGCGGAATCCGCACTCACGCAGTCAACGCAGGTAACACTGTTGCGTTCCCGACAGGCGTGGATCTCTATGCAGACCTCCTAGGTGCCAGCGGCATCTTCTCCCTAATCGAGGCCGATGGCTTCGAGGTTAACGGCGTCGTCGGCGCCATCAGCATGCAGGCACAGCTTCGTGACTGCCGCGATGGTATGGGCAACCCGATTTTCCACAAGGACCCGTCCTCAGGCAAGCTCGCCGACCTATATGGCGCTCCTTGCTACTTCCCGAAGAACGCTGCTATGAGCGCCACAACCGGCCTCATCCTAGGCGACTGGTCGCAGCTCGTTTACTCCGTCCGTCAGGACCTGACTTACACGATCGCGACCGAGGGTGTTATTTCTGACGCCGCAGGCAACATCGTCGTGAACCTCTTCCAGCAGGACGCAGTAGCAATCCGCGCGGTAATGCGTCTCGGCATTGCTCTCCCGAACCCCGTCAACATGACGCAGGAGACCACTGCTAGCCGTAGCCCCTTCGGCGTCGTAACTATCTGATCCTAGATAGATAACGTACTACTGAAAGGACTTTAACATGGGATTGTTCCCTACATGGCTAGGTTCTGGTGCGGCAACGCGCCTAACCAACGCTGAGCTAGACGTACTTGACGGCGTAACAGCCGGTACAAGTGCAGCTAGCAAGGCCGTAGTCCTAGGCGCAACATCGAAGATCGACACGATCGACATGACAGCGCTGAAGATCAACGGCACAAGCATGACGTCTACGGCTACAGAGCTGAATACTCTAGCCAGCTCGGGCGTTTCTAACGCAGACCTAGTAAAGCTGCACGCTATTACAGCTACAGCAGCTAACCTAAACAACGGAGTGAACTACTTTGATCACACCGTGACAGCAGCTGAAGTCAAGGCTTGCAACCACGTGATCGTTCCTGGTATTACTGGCAAGCAGTTCTTCCCGACTTTCGCAGCAATGGTTGCTACTGGTGCTGTTACTACTTCTACGCACATCACTCTAGCTGAGAGTGTTTCTGCTGGCGTCGTTCTTTCGCACGTAGCAGCAGACATGGGCGACGGCGTGTGGGCTGGCCCCACAGGCGGCACCGTGGTAACTACTAAGCTCAACACAGCACTGACGGTTGACGAAGGTATCATCATCAAGGATACCGCACCTAACAGCCTAACCATTACGACCGCTATTCGCGTCATCGTCGGCGGATACTACGTCTAAGACTGATCTATTCTGGGGAGCGAGGCCTGAGAGTCTCGCTCCCCTCGAGAAGGAGACATAATGGCTCTAGCCAAGGTCACCACA